TTCTTGAACTGCTGGTTGACTCAATGTTGTTGCTGCCAAACTTACAATACTAGCTGCTATAAATGCACCTGCTATAATTGCGTCATCCACACCTGCTATATGCCCCGTCGGATCGCTATAGTAAATCGGATTATTAGCACAATAAGTATAAAGGTTAAGACTCAGCGGATCATTCAGCTTACCTGCATATGAATCCCTGCTGATAAATCTACCTGTTGCCGGGTTATAATACCTCGCCCTGAGATAAACCGTACCCGTTTCAGCGTCGTAATACTCACCGCAGTAACGGAAAGCATTAGTATCAGAATCATCAATATTCTTTTCAACGCCAAAAGCGTCATATGTATACTTCTTTGTAACCTCGCCGTCAGCATTTGTGAGATTTACAACGTCCCCATGCGCCCATTACTTTATATTCCTCTTTATAAATTGCTATACTTTTTCAACAATTTAATTTGATATACTTTCTTATTACAGTTTCCTTTATATTATTAAATTGCAATAAAGAACAATGATCAGTATCATAACCACCATCATCTTCTGGGACAAAAATCTGATAATTGCCTACATATATTAAATCATTTGGAATTATTCTTTTAGAGGTAATATTTAGCTCATAAATATATAAATTATATCCTCCAGGCATTTTTTTTCTCCATCTGATACATTTAGTACAACCTTTTCTATCTAATGTATATTCAGAATTATCGGAAATCCAACATCTTACTAAAGGAATAGTATTTTTACAAAATTTTATTTGAGAAATTTGTTGAAACATTATATATTTATTATTTAACCCATATTCTTGTCCACAATCGTTTAGTGGTAATGCAAAAACATCGCCATTTTTCCATGGACATCTGTAATACCTGCGTTTATATATTTTCTTTTCAGGCGGCTGTGGGGAATTAAGCTTAAAGCTTAATTCCTCCAACACCTTTTTTCTTTGATTTCCAAGCTTTTCCGATTCATCGTACCATACTTGTAAGTCAGCGCCTTTTTCTATCCATTTCAACGCTTGTTCTTTTACGTTGGGAAGTAATCTTCCTACTTTCCACTGTTGGTCTGCCAATGCCATCCAAAACAACGGAGCGTCGTCAACATCTTCTAACATATATTCATAATCTGAGATTATTTCATCTGTAGCTTCCTCGTTAGACTTGCCCTCCTGCAATTTTTCTTTATATGTGTTCTTTATGTCTTCCGCTACATCATTGTCATATAGCTTTACTCCCCATGCGCCCATTTAATCGCTCCTCCTTTTTAATCCATTTTTTTTCATTACCTCCGGCAATTTTGAAGCATATGGGACAGCGTCCGCAAAGAAAATTGCTCTTAATGGATTAATGGGACTTATACCGTTTATTTGGTTGTTATATGCATTCCCGCCAAACCTGACCGGATTATATGTATTATAATATTCAATTGCCCACTGCTCCAGTCCTCGCGCTGCTCCGTAAGAAATGTTTTTGGCTATCGGTATCATTTCCAAGTCTTTTCTTGATGAATACTTAGATTTATGTGCATCTTTTCTTGCTGCTAAATTATTGGTTCTTCCAACATACTCTATTTGATCAGTTTCTTCATCATAAAGAAGATAAACATTTTGATTATTTGCTTTTTTCTGAGAAATTGTTTTTGATACTATCTGAGAAATAGAGGATGTGATGGCTTTAGTAATTAATTTAGTATAATTCCTTAATTTAAATGAAGTTGGGTTATATCCCCATCGTGACCATGTTTGTTCAGCTGCACTTGTAGTATAGAAATTAGACGCTAAACCATCTGGAAGGGTATTCTCAGGGGCTTTTGCACCATATGTCAAAATAGGTTTAATTGGCGATATAATTGTAATTGCCGCTATTGAAAATGCATTTACTATTTTGTTTGATGTGGAACTTTGTGTTTTTGACCTTGAGGATTCGATAGCTGATGCCGCCAACCATGTCATAGCCGCTGCCGCTGTTGTAGCTAAAGCTGCTTCGACTACGAAATGACCGCTTGGATCGCAGAAAAAAACAGGATTATTAGCACAATACGTATATAGGTTAAGGCTTAACGGATCAGTAATATTTCCGGCTAAACTATCCCTCTGCGTAAACCTACCAGTACTCGGATCATAATACCTCGCCCTAAGATAAACAGTTGCAGTTTCCTTGTCAAAGTACTCACCACAATATCTGAACGCATTAGTATCAGAATCATCAATATTCTTCTCAACACCGAATGCATCGTACTTATAAGTCTTAGTTACCGCACCAGTCGAATCCGTAAGATTTACAACGTCGCCATGCGCATTCTGCGTATAGTAGGTATACTCGGACTTATTGCCGTTACAGTAATTGTACTTAGCGACAAGATTTGTACCTCTAATGTAACAATCTGCCTCATAGAACTGGTTATCAACCACATCTGCAACAATCTGCTTATTGCCATCCCAGACATGGTTAATTTTCTGACCGTCAACAGTCTTTTCATAACGTAACCCGCTTGCATTGTACTTGTAGCTTGCAGTCGTTTCACCGTCGTTAAAACCAATCAGCTGATTCAGACCGTCATAAGTGTTGGTTTCCGTCTTGCCCTCGGCAGCCTTTGTGATCTGATTTCCGTTAGCGTCGTAGGCGTAAACCGTCTGCTTTATGTTTGAAGCCGGATTTAAGTTAATAAGATTTTCATCAGCTTCATTTTCAACAGTCTTTACTTCCTTCTGAAGCAGCGCAGTGTATTTGCCGTTGGAATCAACATAGCTGTACTCGGTTACATAATCCTCAGTACCTTCTGCCGTCATCTTGGAACGGTTGCCGTAATCGTCGTATTCGTATGTGTAGGTATCTGTCGTGTTGTTTCCAATCTTAACAGCTTCCTCAGTCAGCCTTTTCAGACCGTCATACTCATATGATGTCGTTTCTATTATACCACTTTCACTGCGTATTTTGCAAGCGTCAGAACCGTCTAAATAATAAGAATATTCGTAGCTTGATATGTCAGTATTACCGGATTTGTTTTCAATCTTTGTAATTCTGTTCGCTTTGTTGTAGGTATAAGTGGAAACTACGCCGTTTGCAAGGGTTTCCGACTTCTTGTTGCCGTTTGCGTCATAGGTATATGAAACAGTTTCATTTCCTGATTCCTTGGCCTTGACTACACGCATTTCTCCATCATATTCGTATGTCTTTTCAGAATAGTTGAGAAGATTAGGCTTGCCTGTAAGCTCTCTGCTTACATACTGCGAAACACCCTCATAGAAAAATCCTCTGAATACTGCATAACCATTACCGTCATACTCTGTTTCGGTATATTTCCTGCCCAGATCATCGTAAACGGTATTTGTTGTGAGTCCGTTGCTAACTGTCTGAGTTATTCTTCCCATGCTGTCATAGGTATACGATTTGCTGATATTCTTTGAAAAATCGCCTGAATTTACCGTATTTGAAGTAAGCACACGATTGAGAGCGTCATAGGTGTTAGTTGTCACATTTCCGTTAGCGTCCGTGTTTGTGAGTACGTTTCCGTTCAGATCATATGTGATCGTACCGGAATTGTAGCCTGTGCTGTCGGTTGTTCTTACCGCTCTAAGCCAGCTGTCATACTCATAATTTGTTGTGAGATATGATGTATCTGATTCAGACGACATGCCTGTGTACATCTTAACTTGAACGCCTGCGTTGTTGTAGAAATATTTTGAAATATTCTTTTCGCCGTTTGCAGTACCGTCGCTGAGAGTTACTTTTTCAAGCAGTCCCATTGCGTTGTACTGATTCTGCGTTACGCTGTACTTCGGAGTATTCGAATTTTCCTTCTGAACAGTCTGAATTGTTTTGATAACATTTCCGTTTTTGTCATACTGATTTTCTGTTATGGAATTTTTATCAGTATTAAAAGGAGTATATGTCTTTGTCAGCTTGTTAAGCTTGTTATACTCATATTTTGTGGTATTGTTAAGAGCGTCAGTCTGACGGGCAAGCTGTCCGTTGGCGTAATACGCGCTTGTACGCTTGGTTTCGCCGTTGGTCTTTTCCGTTACCGCATTGCCTCTGAAATCTGCAAGAGTTTCCGTTACAACCTGCTTATTGGCTGTGATATATGCGGTCTTGATTGTCTTAAGTCCGCTGCATGATTTCGATGACGAACTATCAAGAGCAGCGTAAACGTCAAAGCTGTGATTCTTTGCAAATTCATAATCCGTTGAAGTAAGAATCTGTTTTTCGGCGGCTGCTTTCCACTTGAAATACGTTGCTTTTTCACGCTGTAAACCGTCGTATTCAACAATATTTATCGTGCCGTCGGGATTAGTTTTCTCTGTAATATTTCCGTATGCGTCATATTTAAATGAAGTTACATTACCCAGTGCGTCGGTCTGTGTTTTAACACTGCCGCTTGGATAGTATGAGGTAAGAGTTCCATGACTCTTATCGGCAGAATAATTAGGGGTGTACTCGGCAGTCTTTCTGCTGAGTTTATCATATTCCGAAATCGTAATTGCAGCCGTATTTCCCGTACCGAAATCGCTTACCTTTGTTACATTGTTAAATTTATCGTATTCATATTCCTTTACAGCGTAAATATTCTTGGAAATATCAACGCTTGTTTTTTCTTTTGATACCTGAAGCTGATTGTTGTATTCATACTCAACCGAGTTTACAACAGTATTTCCATCCTTAATAACTTTCTTTATCGGCAGTCCCTTTGCATTGCCGGAAGTTCCGTAAGTGTACTCGGTCACGTTCCCTTCGGGATCGGTAATTGTGCGTACCAGACCTGCAATCGAAGCCGTTTCGCTTGCAGGATAGTAAGTGTAAACTGTCATTGCATAATCAGCATAGCTTACCTGCGACAGATCATAACCGCTTGCTGCAATTGCAGCCGCATTTGAAACAGGGGAGAGACTCTGATATGATTTCAGCACGTTCACGCCTGAATTATCGTACTCGTTAATTACAACATTGTTGCTCTCGTCAACCTGAACCAGCGGCATGTTTTTATCGTTGTAACGAGCTAAAGTGAATGTGCCGTCGGGATTTGTGGTCTTGATTACATTTCCGTTATCATCACGCTCATACTTGGTAGTATTGCCCATGATGTCGACGCTTTCCTTAATTTCATCATACTTGTTTTCGTCGTCGACCATGTTGTAGGTGATTTTATCAACCTCGTATGTCTGACCGTCGGTTTCCACCTTATTTGTTTTTACAGAAAGCTTTTCATCATAATCATAAGTGAAAGTTTTTACAAGCTTATCGCCATCATACTCTTTCAGACCTGTCTGCTTGAAAGCCTTGTCATAGGTATATTCCTGCTTGAGTCCTGCGGAATTTATGAGATAATTTACTGATCCGTTATCGTTGTAAACAATTGTATCAGTAACCTCGTCATAGCAATTAGTGATCTTGCAGAGTCTGCCGTTTCCGTCGTATTCATACTTTTCCGTACCGCCCGAAACGCTTGCAGCGGATACAAGTTGGAAATCGCTGTTGTAGGCATACATCACAATTCTATTGGCAGCTGTATCTTCAATTTTGGTAATACGTGAATGTTCGCTGTTTCCGTTGTAAGTAATTTTGTAGTTTCTGCCCGTAGAATCGGTCACGATTCTCTGATTGTTATTCATTGCGGAAATTGTAAGCTTATTGCCGTTAGCGTCCTTGACCCAGTCAAGCTCTCCGTCTGAATTGAAGTGATACTTGGACTGAGCCGCGTTTGTAATTGTGTATTCATCGCCGGATTTTGTCATTGTGCTGTGTGCGTTAAGGCACTCGAATCCGCCGTTGCCGTCATCCTTGAACGTTGTATTGGAGCCGTCGGGGAGTACCACCTGATAGTAACCGGGGGCAGGAATTACGATTTTGCTCACATCGATATTGAAATCCCAACCGATACCGAAACTGCCTTCCTCATCGCTCATGGAGTTGTATGTTCTGACAAAATCAGATTTGACTCCGGGAGAGGCAATGCTTAAATCGGTAAAGGATTTTGTGTAGTTGCCTGTTGCAATATGTACGCCGTCGCCGATTTCCCAACCCTTGCGGTAGAGGGTATAGTCTGGCAGGTCATAAGGACGCCACCACGGTCTGAACCAGAAGTTTTCTTCCGTAAATTCCTTTGTTACAAGGATTCCGAATTCGTAGTCAAAATTTAAACTGCGTTCCGTATTGTAACTGCCGTCCTCGTTGTTTATATATGTTTCGGGGTTGTCCCAGAGAATTGTCTGCTTACCGCCTTCATATCCGAAGATTATGGACTGTGTACCTGAAGAGTAGATCGCCTTATCTCCCGAAAGCTCGTTGACTTCCCAGACTGGTCCTGCAAACCAAATCTGTCCTGCCGTCCACTTTCCTTCCATATCCTGAAGCGTGATATATGTCCAGTTTCCGCCTACATATAGATTATCCGCAGAATTTGTCATAAGGATAGTATCATAGCAGTTAGCCTGACCGAAATCAAAATGCTGTCCGATTACAACCTGACCGCCGTTGAGATTCATTAGCTGTCCTGTATTTCCTCCCCAGCCGTCTGGAGACGCCGTTCTGAACACAAGGTTGTTTTCTATTAAAAGCTTACCGCCGTTGATATCGAGAGTTGCTCCGTTACCAGACCAGAACTGCGGCATATCCGTTGTAAAGGACATACAGTCCGCCACGTAAACAGTCTGACCGTTTAAATCAAGATTGGTATCGTGAAGATTAAAGCTGTAGGGGAATTCACCGCCCGCAAGTACCTTCAGATTTCTTTTGAAAGCGTGATCCCAGTCCAAATCTCCTGAAGCCGAATAAGCTGCGGAAAACCATGAAACGTCGGAGTTTTCAATTGTTCCGTTGTTATCCTTGTCCATGTATTCAAAGTAATTGTCAGAACGTCCGCGTTTCTGAGCGTATGTATTTATTTTTGCAAGACCTTGTTCGTAATCTTCCTTATTAACTATTACATCGCCCGTCATTTCATGGTTGTAAATATATACCCATGAATTTACGGTTCTTGCCGTATCCAGTTCGCTTTTAAAATCCGCCAGTTCCGATTCGGACGCGCCCGATTCCTCTAAAAGCTTGTAGTCGGTATCGTTGATTACTCCGTCAAGATTTATGTCAAGACTCTGAACATACTGAGAAAGCGTGTAATATTCATCGTCGGCAAGGTTTTCATAGAAAGCGCAGAAAGCGTCCAGATCAGCCTGACTGATTACGTTATCGCAGTCTGCGTCCATACTGGGATTGAAATTGCTGTCGCCCCTCGTTGCTCCAAGACAGCTTTGGACGTATGCGGAATCAGATGAATTTATAACGTCGTCGCTCCACTGATTATCGTTGTCCGCGTTGTATGTAGTATCGCCGGGAACGAGGGTTACGGTATCCCATGAATCGCCTGAACCTACGGTATATGAGCCTGTTCCGAAATCCTTAAGGTAAAACGGCCCTTTTAAAGAGCTTACAGAATTATCTGTCCGACGCTCTTCATGGAGAAAAATTTAATACGGCCAAAGCTGCGGTATCATTCAGAAAATCAAAATCAGTTGAGGTTTTTGACGTATATAAAGTAGCTGAATTCAATGACGGACTTGTTAAATACGGAGAACCCAAACCGGATAAAGTCGCTATTAAGAAGCTTATTGACAGCGGGCTTTCCGTTCCAGGGTGCGCACTGGCGGAAAAACTGAATATACAAATAAAATAGGAGGATATAATGGCAAACGTTATATGTATAGCCGGAGAAAGCGGATCCGGCAAGACAACCTCGCTAAGAAATCTTAATCCAGCCGAAACATACATTATTGACGCCGATAAAAAAGGCTTGTCATGGCGAGGCTGGAAGAAGTATTACAGTATAGAAAATAAAAATTACTATACCACAGATCGACCGCTTAAAGTACGTACAATAATGGATGCTGTGAATGAGCGCCGACCGGAAATAAAAACGCTTGTGATCGACACCATAGGCTCGATTATGGTCGCTGACGAAATGAGAAGAATGAAAGAAAAAGGTTACGACAAATGGCAGGATTTGGCGCAGTGCATTTGGGATATAGTTGATTCCGCTTTGATGTACAGACCTGATCTCACCGTCATATTTATAGCTCATACTCAGACAGAACGTGATGACAGCGGGTTTCTTTTTACTCGCATTAAAACAAGCGGTAAAAAATTAGATAAAATTTGCCTTGAAAGCAAATTTACAACAGTTTTAATTGCAAAATGCGTGGGAGGCAAATACATTTTTGAAACTCATGCTAAAAACAGTACTGCTAAATCGCCTATGGGATTGTTTGAATCAGATGAAATTCCCAACGACATAACAGAAGTTATAAAAGCCTTAAACAATTACGAAAATGAAGAATAACGGAGGATAAAATGATACAAAAATTCAGTGGTTATGATGATTTACAAGTTTATGAAGGCGGCCTCTCACTTGAGGTCGGCGGGTATGAGTTAACTATTAAGGGAGCAAGAGCAGAAGACTATAACGATTTTTCGATATTGAAAATAGCTTTTGATATCATAAATCATGATAAATATGCAAACTTTTTTGAAAACAAGTTTAAACAGTTACGCATAAAAAATCCTGAAGCCAAATGGCCGAACGCAGGAGTATTCGACGTTTTTATTCCTAAGGATGACGGCTCGGAAAATGACAATATAACAAAACAGTATTTTAAAAGATTTACTACAAGTGTTGAAAAGTCGAATCCGGGATATATATGGAATTGGGATGAAAAATCACTTATTGGTAAAATATTTGGCGGCGTGTTTGGACGTGAAGAATTTAAGGCGGATAACGGCGAATATCACTTTGTCACAAAATGCAGATTTGCAAATTCTATCGACAGGATTAAAAGCGGCGACTTTACTATTCCTAATGATAAACTTACAAAAGAACACAGAAATAATACTCAAAACAATTCCGTCCCTTCTGCGCTTGGCAATCTTTCGGATTATGAAGAAATCCTCGGCGACGACGCTGTACCGTTTTAAAATGTAGCAAGGGGGAGTTAATATAACACAGGAACAAATAGACGCCGTTGATTTGAAAAGCGCGGAAGCCGAAGGAATAACCGGAGTAATAGAACATATAGCTCTTTTCAGCGAAAGCAGCGAAGAAAGACTGCGATCCTTAACAGCGCTTAGAAAAAAAGCGGCAGAATGTAACAGACTTAAAGAATTCGACGGCTTATTATTTGATTATAAGGTAGATAATTACGAATATCTTACACAGAATCAGATAGATTTGTCATACGATTACTGTCTTGAGGATTATTCAACTACGGCGCCTTATGAGGAAATAAGCAAATATACAGACCCTTTTGAAAAAACGGTGCAGCTTGAATGTGCGGCGGTGAAAGCTAAAAAAGCCGGATTTACTAATTTTAAGAAAGCGTTTAACAATTATGAAAAATCATTGCGTCTTATAAAGGCTAAATCCGCTGAAAACATAAACATAACTCACCCTACCGATTTTCCCGAGCAGCCTTTAGAGCTTGAGGCGGGGCAATGGAACTGCGACGCCTACGGAGTTTCCCGAACCAGACTGGACGCTCAGGAGATTGCCTGTCTGCATCCGATTATACCGGTAGAACGGCTTGTAAACATTGATACAAACGAAGAAAAGCTTAAAATAGCGTACTTCAAAGGCAAACAGTGGAAAAAAATAATAGTGGGAAAAAACGACCTTTTCGACGCGTCGAAGGTTATCAAGCTTGCGGCGGTGGGAATATCGGTTACAACTAAAAGCGCAAAGCTGCTGTCCGAGTATTTGTGCGATATAGAAGCCTTGAATTATGATTCCCTGCCTGAGCACAAAAGCGTTTCAAGACTGGGCTACATAGGGGACGGGCAGGACTTCTCCCCTTATGTGGAAGGATTGATTTTTGACGGCGACGCGAATTACAGTACAATTTACAAGGCGATATCACAGAAGGGGAGCTTTGAAAAATGGTTAAATACCGCGGTTAAATGCCGGAGCGACAGTATAACGGCGCAGATAATGCTTGCAGCTTCATTTGCAAGCGTGCTTATCAGTAAGATCGGGGGATTGTGCTTTTTTGTTCATCTCTGGGGAGTGGAATCGGGAACGGGCAAGACGGTCGCTCTTATGCTGGCGGCGTCAGTATGGGGGAATCCGGCCATAGGACAGTATGTGCAGACATTTAACGCTACTCAGGTAGGTCATGAAAAAACCGCGGCTTTTCTTAATAATATCCCTATGTGTATTGACGAGCTTCAGCTTTCAAAGGACAGCCGCGGAAGAAGTAAATTTGATGTGTATCAGCTTTCGCAGGGAGTAGGAAGGACCAGAGGAACAAAGACCGGAGGTATCGACAAGCCGCCTACATGGCTGCTCTGTATACTTACGACCGGAGAATCGCCTCTGACAGCCGATAATTCCGGCGCGGGAGCCATTAACCGAGTAATCGACATAGAGTGCAAAGCAAAGGACGCGGTCGTAAAGGACGGAATAGGAGTTACGCAGGTTATAAAGCTAAATTACGGTCATGCCGGTAAAATATTTATTGAAAGCTTGACGGACGAACGTATAAAAAAGGCGAAGGCGGAATATGAAAAGCTTTTTAAGGAATTATCCTCAGGAAGTACGACAGAGAAGCAGGCTATGGCGGCGGCGGCAATTCTGCTTGCCGACAGGCTTGCGGATGAAATCATATTCAAGACGGGGAATCGTCTAACGGTAAGCCAGATATCAGATTTTTTGAAATCCAAAACCTCTGTATCGGCAGGAGAACGCGGTTACAGCTATATGTGTGACTGGGTAGCGATGAATTCTAACAGATTTAAAGCCGACAACGAAAATTCAGACGTATACGGCGTTATTCAGGACGATTGGGCATACATAAACGGAGCGGTATTCCGAAAGGCTGCAAAGGACGCGGGATTTGACGACAGAGCGCTGCTTTCATGGCTCAAAACCAACGGTCTTATTCTGACGAGAGGGCGAAGATTTACCCGCGGAAAGCGAATTAACGGCGTTAATGTGGAGTGCGTGGTAATGAGACTGCCTATGGGCGAAGAGGAAATAAATATTGAAGATTACGAAGACTTATTATAATGCGGCGTCGTTTGTGGCTCGCTTGTGGCTTGCTTGTGACCCGTTTGTGGCACAAATCTCAGGGAATAAACCACGCATTTGCGAGGTTTACGGGACGTGTGGCACTGTGGCACATTTTCCCCCTATATATAAGACATATATACAAATATATTATAATTTCCCCGTTTTAATAAAAAAAGTTTTCCAGACGAGATAATGCGCGATTTTGTGCCACAGTGCCACAGCACGTTATAAAGCGCGTAAATGCGAGGGTTAAGCTGTGGAACAGCAGTGCCGCAGAGTGCCGCATGTGCCACACAAAGGAGCGATTAAAAATGACATTAAACGAAGAAATGAAAGAAGCTGAAGAAAAAGGGTATAAATTCATACCTCCCTACAAGCTGAATGAAATGATGAAGCTTTCGGGAAAAATAGTAAAGATTTTGACAGATTATAATATCCCCGTTACTCTTTGCTATGACGATATGAAGATCGTATTGAAAATGGCAAACTGCGCCCTTGAACAGGGAATACAGCAAAAGGAGCGATAAAAACATTGAATATTAAATTAAGAGATTATCAGCAGGAATGTATTGATATTCTGTCAGATAAAGGTCCCGGACGCTATCTTGTACAGATGGCTACCGGATTAGGAAAAACGGTTACGTTTGCAAACATAAGACGTACGGGGAGAATGCTTATTCTTTCCCACAGAGAAGAGCTTGTAAGACAGCCGCTTAAATACTTTGATTGCTCAAAGGGAATAGAAATGGCGTCGGAAAGGTCGTTGGGCGAAGAAATAGTATCGGCAAGCATACAGAGTATAGCCCGAAGGCTTGACAGATTTTCTCCCTGTGATTTCAGTACCGTTATAGTCGACGAGGCTCATCATTCAGCCGCCGAAACCTACAGAAAGGTACTTGATTATTTTAAGCCGGAGCAAGTGATCGGATTCACGGCAACCCCTAACAGAGCGGACGGCGCAAGACTTGACGATTTATATGAGGAAATAGTATTTAAGCGGGATTTGAAATGGGGTATAAAAAACGGTTATCTTTGTGATATTGACTGTAAACGTGTAGATATAGGCTATGATCTTTCTCAAGTACATACAAGCCGAGGCGACTATGCCCCCGGAGAGCTTTCCGAAGCAATGAGCGGTACCGAGGACGCAATTGCAGAAACATACCGCAAGCTTGGAAAAGGAGCCGTTTTGATATTCGCCGCCAGCGTAAGCCACGCCGAAGCTATTTCGGAAAGAATACCGGGCTCGGCCGTTATTACAGGTAAAACGAAAAACCGCGGGGAGATTATCAAAAGGTTTACCGAACGAAAAATACCATGTTTAATAAACTGTATGGTATTTACGGAGGGAACCGATATACCGTTGGTAGAAACGGTTATAATTGCAAGACCTACCCAATCGGAAAGTTTGTATGCTCAGATGGTCGGCAGAGGACTGAGGCTTCACCCCGAAAAGGATAAACTGACGCTTATAGACTGCGTAGGAATAACCGGCAGGCGTTCGCTGTGTACGGCGCCGTCGCTGCTTGGAATAGATATAAGCGGAGTTCCGAAATCACAGCAGGATAAACTGGAAGGCGATCTGTTTGAACTGCCTGAAAAAATAGAAAGGGCTTCCGACGTTCCTTCAAGCTGGATCAGGAACATTGAAACGGTAAATCTTTGGGCGCAACGACAGCAATACGAGCTTCATAATATCAATTTTTTTCAGATGCCCGACGGAAGACTTGTGTGTAACCTCCCTGAGGGAAATAAGTCGATACCTTGTCCGGACGAGCTTGGAAACGTAAATATCAACGGTATTGAAATGGATATGCAGTCGGCAATAGATATGATTTTTACCGACTTAAAGGAAAATCATCCGGCGAGCGAATATATCTGGAATCTTGAAAGAGCAAAACGCTGGGGACGCAAGCCAGCCTCAGAGAAACAGAAAAGTCTGATAAAGCGTAAATGCAAGAGGTACGACGGCGATATAGATTTTGACTGTCTCACTAAATTACAGGCTTCACAGATATTAAACAGAGTTATGGGAGGTTAGCAATGAATGAATCACAGCATCAGCGGATGTTAATTAAATGGACCCAGCAAGCGCACATAAGGAGAAAATATCCCGTTTTAAAGCTTCTGTATCATATTCCCAATGAAAGACAGTGCTCTCCGGTACAAGGCAGACTTCTTAAGCTTCTGGGCGTTAAATCGGGAGTTCCCGATCTTCATCTTCCGGCGTCAAGAGGCGGGTATCACGGACTGTATATCGAAATGAAAGCGGATAAAGGGAAAGTATCAGAAAATCAAAGCTGGTGGATAGAAGAGCTTGAAGCCCAAGGATATAAATGCGCAGTCTGCCGCGGATATGAGGAGGCAATTAAGGTTTTGGAGGATTACTTATGCGGACGGGTGAAATAGAAGCGTCCGCCGCTAAAAACAAACCTATTCCTAAATACATGACAATTCCTGAAATGTGTCTGTATACGTCGCTAAGAGCATTATACTACAGTTTCAGGAAAGGGCAGATAGAACGGGAAGACGCAAAATCGAAAAGAGCATTCTGATTTCAAAATGCGGCGAGTTCGAAAAGGAGTATTTAAACTGGTGTTCAGTTTATAAGGCGTATCAGGATAATATACGTAAAGCCGGATCGTTACTTAACGAAATTGAAAAGTCTGATAATTTATACGACATCGCCGTAAACGCATGCGAAACTATATCCATAATGACCGGAGACGAAAGTTTTGCTGAAAGACAGAAAAGAAAAATCCAAGAACGGAGATTGAAATAACGAACGACAGTTATTCGGCTGTTAATGAAAGTCAGGGAGGATAAAAAATTAGGAGGTAATCTATGTATAAGGCAAAAAATATTGATACTGATAAAGCGTTAGAAGCGATTGAAGCTTATCGTCGTCGAAAGGAGTATGATTACGATCGTGATTCATATGGGCGCCAAAAATATTACGAAGGTTTTCAAGCGGGTTTGGATTTTGCTGAAAGCTTGTTTAAATGCGCTAATTATGAAAAGGAAAAGGTTAGAACGGAGGCAACCGATGAGGGAGATATTATTCAGAGGTAAGCGAGTGTATAACGGCGAGTGGATTTATGACAGCGAAACATACATACGTGACGGAGACGGCATTTGGCTGTCGGACGATGACTTGAATGTAGTTCAGGTGCAGGAAGATACAGTTGGACAGTATACGGGCATGAAGGATAAAAACGGCGAGAAGATTTTTGAGGGGGATATAGTAAGTCATTTTTCAAATTACAGCGGTCATAGAGTCTACGCAGTTGTGACATATACAGACGGTCAATTTTTGGCTATGACTAATGACAATGCAGGTCTTTATTTGTCTGATAAGTTAGAAGTAATCGGTAACATATTTGACAACCCTGAACTGTTGAAAGGAGAAGAAAATGAGTAAAAGTAAAGAAGAAGAAATTTTAGAGTATGTTATCAAGTTAATCGACAAGCGGATACCGAAAAAGCCGAATGTTTCAGCTTATAACGAGGATGGTAGTTTGCTTATATATGAGTGCCCCAGCTGCGCTTCATCCTATGACATAGATTATGATGGACAATTTGATTATTGTCCGAAATGCGGTCAGGCAATAGCGTTGGTTGAAAGCGCGGATATCACGAATTTAAGCATTGAGGAAATTTCAGGAGGAAAGAGTAATGAATTTTAACGTCGAAAAGGAAAGATGCGTATTTGCAAAAACTGGTTTTGGCGACAGCGAATATAAATGCGATCTACTTAGTGAGGAATGTAATGGTTTAAAACAAACAAAAATTTGTAAGTTTTATAAAACTAAAGAAGAGTTTGACGCCGCTAATGACAGAGCGATTGAACTATGCCGCGATAAGCATTTATGCGGCGATTGTAAATACCGCAAAAAGGCTTGTTTAAAAAGTACAGAGGGCAAAAGCAGTGCCGTATTGTAAACCGAAATGCAATCCGCCTTACGATTGCTTAAACGGCAGATGTCCTTATGAGGACGATTGTCATTTTAACGGATTAGCGACAAAGGAAGAGACAAAAGCTTTGCATGCGGCGAAACTGCCGCAGGGCAGACCGGGACAGTCCAGTAACTTTGACAGAATAGACGATATAAAATATAACTTTAGGTCAAGGAGACTGATATGATTAAAAAATACCGCGTATTTAATAAGCTGACCAGCCGTTACCTCGGAACGCTCGATAACGGGTACTTGGAGTTCGATTCCGCAAGAGCCGCCAGAAGGTACATAATCAGAGCGGGTAAAAGGCTTGATATTTTCAGGATCGAGGAGGTAAGGGCGTGACTGCAAGAGAGTATTTAAAACAGAGCTTTTATATTAACAAGGAGATAGACGAAAACATATTACAGCTTGAGGAACTCGATTCGGATATCTGCCGATGTACGCAGATAATTAC